GGCTTCCAAGAAAGCAAAGACAAAGCCTCTTATTGCATTTCTAAAAAATAATGAATTTGATAATATCTTCCTCGTGGGAGATATTATCGATATATGGAGATTCAAACAGGCATTCTCAATGAATGCCGAGAAACAAAATCACCATATGGAAGTGATTGAAAGATTGCTCAAACTTTCCCGTAAGGGAACAAAGATTCATTACATCTATGGAAACCATGATGAGTTCATGGCAAAGTTTTCAGGCCATCACATATTTGGTAATATTAGTTTGAGTGAACGAGAAGAATACACTACTTCTTCGGGAAAGAAGTTTCTTATTCTTCATGGACATCAGTTTGACTTTCTTACAAAGTTTCCTGTCAGTTCTTATATCTACAAACTAGGTGATTATGCATATGAACTGATCTTGGAAATTAATGATTGGTTCAATTGGTGCAGAAGAATGATGGGAATGAGATACTGGTCTATCTCCAAGTATGTGAAGATTAAAGTAAAGAGAGCAGCACAGTTTATTGACAGTTTTGAAAGTGTTGTATTGAAATATGCCAAGGAAAAGAAGTATGATGGAATTGTCTGTGGGCATTTACACGACCCAAAGATCTATACTGCAAACAATATCACATACGCTAATTGCGGATGTTGGACAGAGAAAGACAACTGCACATTTCTGTATGAAGATACAGATGGTTCATTGAAGTTGGATAACTATGCGATCCATTGATTTAATCATAGATGAGTTCAAAAGAGTATCAGCACTTACTCTTTGTTTTATGATTATATTTCCTTTGATGATCTTTGGAATGATCGAAGGAATGATAAAGGAATTTATTACAAAGCGAAGAAAAACTGGGTGTGAAGTATAAGTCATAAATATCTGTATGATAATAGCAGGTATTGATTATAGTTTAAATGGGCCAGCAATTTGTATCACCGATACCAAGTATCCTTTTTCTTTTAATAAATGTTCTTTCTACTTCTTGAGTGATGTTAAGAAAAATGCCACAACATTTCTTACGAACATTCATGGAGAGAATTTTGAAGATTATGATGAGGAATGCGAAAGATACGACACCATATCCGATTGGGTCATGCGTGTTTGTATGGGATGTGAACAAATTGCATTGGAAGGATATGCATATGGGGCACAGGGAAGAATATTTCATATAGCAGAAAATACTGGTGTATTGAAATATAAAATATATCAACAAAGCATACCCCTTACAATTTTTACACCATCTGAAATTAAAAAATTTGCAACAGGTAAGGGAAATGCAGATAAAGAAAAGATGTACGATTCTTTTATTTCAGAAACCAATATTTTACTTAAATCTACAATAACACCGGACAAGAAGGGTATTTCTAGTCCGGTGTCTGATATTGTAGATTCTTATTATATTTGTAAGTATTTACGTTCTAAGTTAAACGAATCTTCTTCTTTTTGAGTTGCATTTATGGCGTATTTGGTTGTGTTGGATCTTGAACTCCATCACCATCTTTATCTTTTTCATCTCTGACTAGACCGTCACCGCAAACTATTGGAGTTCTTATGAATTCGTTCCATGCCCATAATAGTGCAATTATTACTATGGGTGCATACCACAGAGTCCAACCATAGGAAGGGTTTGACGCTCCCGATTGTGCAATTTCATCTTTGATTTGTAGCATTACAACATTATCTGGAGTAGGATCAGGAACAATAAAAGGTGTTGTGCAACTAACAAGGAGCATTGTTGTTATGGTAGTGAGTATATATTTTAAGTGTTTCATTTGTTCTCCTTATTGTTTGTTTGGTGTGGCAGCTGCTGATCCAAAATAGAATCCTACGATACTCAATAGAATTTCTCTATTTTCGGAAGACCAGAAGAATCCGTTGATTTCTACAAATGCTTTTTTAGCAGTCGCGGGAATCAAACCAAATAATGCTTCTGGATTTTTTACATCAACTTCAACAAAAGTCGGGACACCAAAGAATGGAAGGATAAATGGGGCAGCAAATGCTCCAAATAAAACAGTTAATACTATTACCTGTCTTACAAACTTACCAGAATCAATAGACACTCTTTGTACTGCTTGATTTTGATTGTCCGTTGTTTGTTTATTCGCTTGAATAAGCTGATTAAACATTTCTTTTTGATCTGCACTTTTTTGTGCCATGAATTTGAAGAGGAATCCCGTGAGTCCTCCCCCAACCATGCTAATTAATTCTGGTGAAAACATATTCAGTTCTCCTTATTATTTTTATTCTTTTTCAACATTTGTTTAAATAACTTTTTAAATTTTGATGGTTGTTTGCTGGCTTCGCTTTCAAATGGATTGATTCCGGCAATATTTCCTTCTGTACCCAGAGAATTTGCAATTTTCTTTAATAGTTTTTTTCTTTCCTCTTCGTCTGGGGCATCGGTATCAGCGTCTACATCTAAATCTATTGGCCCAATATCTTCATTTACTGGTTCTTTTTTCATCAACATGGCAATTAGATTATCCAATGACTTTGCTCTATTTTTCTTATAGTTTTCTGGTTCGTATGAAATATTGATTGTTTTTTTACTAGAAGGTGTTTTTTCATCTTCATCTTCATCGTTTTCCTTTTCCATATCTTCATTTTTTTTCTCATTCAATTTGTTTTTTACTATATTTTTAAATAGATCTCTTTGATTCTTCATTGCATTTTCCTTTAAATTCTTCTTTTTGAATTTATCCTTTTGTCCTTTATTTGCTATTGTGAATGATGGAGGAACAAACTTGACTTGTCCCTCACCTGGCAATTCAGAAACGATTCCTTCGTGGCTGCCACCTTGTTCTGGTGTGAGGGGCATTTCATCTTTCGTCATTGTGCCAAATATTTCATTTCTTGCATTGTCTATATGTTCGTGTGCTCTTAATACTTTTGCAAGTGCTTTTTTATTTGTCATACCATAATCAAGATGGCTTTGTAATCTTGCTGCTTGTTTTTTATTTTTCTCTTTTGCTATTTCTGCTTTAGAAAATGCAGCAAATCCTGCCGCTGTTCTTGGATGTCTTTGTTCTTGTACTGCTTGACCGAATCTCTTGAAGTGTATTCTTCTTGCTCCAGTTTTACTAGATGGATCTTCATGTTTGGAAATTTCATCTAAAAGACCTGAGACTTCAGGGTCATCCAAAAGTGCCGATGCTCTTCTAATATGAGAACCTAAAGTTTTGCTACTCTTTGGACTCATTTTGAATTTTCTAGAAGTCAAGGATAAAGGAGCAAAATGATTTTCATCTGAGCTTAGCCCGGATAGATCTGGGTTTGAACGAATCTTCTTTCCGCTCGCGGTGTCTATTTCTGAATGCACGGCAAATGTGCTTCTTGTGGAAGGCTTTGGTAATTTGTATCGAAGCAGATTACCTTTCATTGAGGTATCGCTATCGCGCAATATTGCATCTGCTTGATATGAACGATCTGCTGGTATTCCCTGATGACTTGCTGCTTTTAATGCCGCGGTGAAAGGAGCAACCAAATGTGGTTTGTTTGCTGTAGTAGCATAATCGGTTATTCCTTTTTCATCAAAGAATGCGGGAGAATTTTTTCCCTTATACTGAACATATGGTCTGCCTTCATGCTTTCCAAAGACCAATGAAATGCTTCCATCGGCCTTATATGATAATTCATGCCCCTTTACTGGTTTTCCAGTTAACAAGGCATGTGTAGCCGCCAGATGCTTTAGTGCAGTCTTTCCTGATCCACGATACAGCAATTCACCCACATGCTCCAAATGTCCTGTAGTTTCTGCTTGTGGTTTTACTTTTTTTGCTTCTTCCAGATATTGGTCTAAATCCAGCCCCTGCTCTTGGAAATAATCCATGATCGACTCAAACACTTCATCTGGATCTGCACCGTATTTTGCAGATTCTTCTGCCAATAATCCAATTCCTGTTGTCAGGTAATTTAATTGTGACTTTACTCTTGGATCGGGTATCATATTCAATAATACCTTGAGATTGATTACAAGTCTATCGAATACTGATATTTTTCCTATTGGATCCTTTAAATACTTACCTCTTGCATCAATCACGCCAAGTCTAAATGCATCGGTGTCTTCAAATGAAGTCGTCATTGCTTTGACGAATTTATAAACAGTGAAAGAACTAACAACTCGGTTTAGTTCCTTTGAGGTCATTGTTCTTTTGAATGTTTTTTGTGTATTCATTTCAATTCACTTAATATTTTGTCTAATCTATGATCTGATTGTATCTCATCAATGTTTACTTCTGGTATGGAAACTGGTAAGTAATTTAAATAAGCCAGAAATGATTTTAACAGAGGATGTAGATCTTTGCTTAATTTAAAAAATAATATTCTACAGCATCCCTCCGCCCCAAATACATTTTGTAAAATTATCACATGATTTAATATCAATCTTTCCTTAAGATCACCACCCCGCTTGAACCGTATTAATAGTCTTTTAATGTACTTGATTTTGCTTAGATCTTCGTAAAATTCATCTATCCCCGTTGAATTGGGATTGGAGTATAGTTTAGAAGCGTATAGTAAAAAATTATCAGATGTCAACGGAGATTTCATCATGAAAAGATCACTTAAATTATTTCAGATCTGACTTGAAATTTCTAACCAAGTCATTTACCACTCTAGACTTATCTTTTTGACTGAGAGAAATTTTGTTATCAGATGCATTCATTTTTCTCATAGCAGTGTTTACCACAAAGTAGAGTTCTTTTCTTGCATCATCAAGAGAAAGTTTTCCCTTTGTTTTCTTTTGCTTTAAGTGATTGTAGACGGGTTTCAGAACTTTTGTTTTCATATCATT